CGTTTTCTTTTGATACATGTTTGTTATGTAATCTATATTGTTTTGCCATATTAAGGAAGTCAGTATTAGCTGTTCTTCCAGTTCTTATGTGTTCTTGGCCCTGTGTAGAACCTGCTGCCATATTCATCTGAATATGCTGTGTAATCATTAGACCGGAGTCTAACATGGCACCTTGTAGAACTTCTGACATTCTTGAAGCTCCCCAGGCTGACCTCATATCTGAACCAACAATTGTTAGTCCTGCATCTATGAATCTTTGTTCAGTTGTCATAGCATCTTCTGTTGAGATTAATGTTGGTATACAATTAACGAAATGTATTCCTGCTTCTAAAGCAACATCAATCCAGTATTTAGAAGCTTCTTCTGAACCTACTGGTAAATAGTTAATTAATACATCTACATCATGATACTGTAATAATTCAACAGACCTTTCAAAAGATTCTGCTGGTACAGCTCCATTTACAAACGTAACTTCATCTGGATAATCATGCATGTGTGGAGCTATTCCGTCCATTTCTGGAGCTGAATAGACCATTGCATCTTTATTTACAGCTGAACTATTTGATGTAGTTGTAATTTTATCGACATGGTCCATAGCGCAATTAGGTTGAGCTCTTAAAGCCTTTGCTAATTTCTTATTTACTTTCCTTTTATCGATATCAAATCCTATAACAAACTCGATGTCATGTACTGAATATCCTCCGATATCTTCATACATTAGACCTATTTTATCTTCAGGATTTTCATTATAATATTGCACTCCTTCTACTAAAGATTTAGCACAACTTCCGACGCCGATGATTCCGGCTTTTATTTTTGACATATTATTCTCCTTATATCAGTTTATTTGAGTGAGAAATTTGACTGGCGTACCAGAGTAGCTCACTATATACTATTAGTTATAACACTTATCAGACCACTTCCGAGGATAATGACTGCTGCTGTGTTTAAAATTATCAATGCCCTATCTTTCCAGATATTACCAACCACTAACCAACCAGCACATCCAATTAAAGATAATACTTGGTCCCAGATTGCAAGGTCAGGACTTGACCTAGTTGCCATAGCACATAATAAGAGTATAGAACTACCCCACTTTATATACCAATCATACGTGTACTTAGGAGTTGCACTCTTAAATATACGATTTGAATTTTCTAATTCTTCTTTATTAAATTTCGGCGAATTCATATTCTACTCCTGCCTCTTTAAATATTTCATCTGTTTTTCCTATTGCAGCTTTCCATCTTTCTGGAGTAGCTTTAGAGACTGCAACAACTCTTAATACTCCTGCTTGTATTATTCCTAATGAACAATCTCCACATACTGGTAAACCATAAATGTATAATGTAGAATCTCTTAATGATATACCATTTTCTGCTGCGTTATAAATGCAATTCATTTCTGCATGTACTACATATTGATACTTTATTTCTCTTACATTTAATCGTGCTTCAGTATCTTCGATGCCTTTAGGGAATCCATTATATCCTGTAGATAATATTTTTCTATTTCTTACAGCTATAGCTCCTATTTTTCTGCTTGGGTCTTTACTCCAGGTTGAAACTGATTCAGCTATATTAATAAATCTTTTATCCCACTTACTTAACAAGGTCAAAATGCCTCTCATAAACATGCAAGTTTTGTACTTGCCAATACATATGACCAAGTTCTACATGAACACCACTGAAATATAAATCTTTTTGTAATTTTATTTGTACATATCTTTGCCATGCATAATCGTTTCTATAACCAAACATTACATCATTGCTTCTCATTTGTACAGCAGCATGTAAGTATCCGTCACGAATATAATAAGTCACAGCATTAGTACAAATAAAATCATTCTTACCATTTTCTTTATATTCGCGCCATATACTTGGTCTTTGATATATCATTGAAGCTCTACGAGAATCTGGATTAACTTCGCTTAATTCTTTAAGAACTTGATTGTATTGTCTATGGTATTTTTTACTGAATATAAGATGACCATAATTAGAATTAATTTCACCATGAACATTAGCAGTATACTGCCAAGCTTGTGGTGGTTCTTTATCTCCTTCAGGATAGATATCAGATATATTAGTAGAACGTGATTCATACCAATCTAGTTCAGCTTGGATATACTCTTGATTTGGAACACCAAATATTGCTGGTTTATCAGCAACAAAAGAAGCACCAATAACTTCTATGGTATTTACGCCTGTTTTGTCTTTTACAAAATGGCCAGCTTTAAGATGTTTTTTAAATACTTCTGCAATATCTTTTGTACTATTCACTTGATACATTTGGCACCTTTTTGTTGAACATATCTCTTTCTGGGTCTTGACCTTCCATTTTACCACGAGCAAAAGCAACTGCAAAAGAACAATAGTTAATCATATCTTTATAAGTATCTTCGATGCTTTCGAAGTTTGGGTCATCAGCTGATTCAAGCAATGAAGTTGCTCTCATCATTTTACCAAGAATAATATCATGAATCGTATCAATGCCACGTCTATAATGCATAGCTTGGACTACTGTCGATTCTGAACTTTGATAGTCTTGTGATTTTTTAGTTTGTAGTTCTGCGCATTCTTGCAGGACTCTTAGGCTTTCTTTCATAATGTCTCCATAATTTATTAATATATCTATTATACCATACTTTGGCATAAATGTAAAGGTTTATTTTTTAAATATTTTACTACTTGTATGTTTACGTAGTTCATCGCCTTTACCTGGAAAAGTTGTTATAAGTTTCATTTTACTAATTGGCCAACCTTCCATTTTTCTGCCAGTCTTAGTTGTTATTATTGTAGTATCTTCTCTGTCAGTACATTCCCATAACATTGCGTCAGGAGAATTGTCGTATTCAACAAAGAAAAGACGGTCGACAGATTTACATTTCTTAGCTTGATTTTTCCAAGCAGTGTTAACTGTAAAATAACCAAATGGATGACGATTTTGTGTCTTAACTTCTGCAGTTTCTTTACCAATCATTCCATCCTTTTCACTATCATATTTGTAAGTACTTTGAGTACCATTGTAATAATCAAACACAAGCTTTTCGCCTATGTCTCCCATCTTTTCTTTTTTCGTTACCATAATATATTATTCTATAATTGCTTTGATATGTTCTGCATCAATAATAACAGCAGCTTTTCCATCGACATTTACTGGCATTGATTTTGACCAATCTAAAAATACTCTTTGACCTGACATTAATGGACCAAGAGCTTCTGTACTTACAGCTAAAACGAGTCCTGGTTTACTTGCTTTGTCAATTGTATCGGTAAGTATAATACCACCGGCTGATGTATTATCTTTTTGTACTTCACTTACAAGTACATTGTTTCCTATCATTTTCATGTTTTTTTCTCTCCTATTTGTAAAATGTGTGATTGTTTATATAAACTGTTTCGTTAAGAGAATCAGCCCAATAAGGATAAACCATATCATTATGATAATGTGTTGAACCTTCTGTAATATCTGGATAAGCTCCTTGAATTACATCTCTTGCTATGTTAAGTGATTTAAGCCATGTTGGGCTATCTTCTGGGTCATCAGATTTTCCATCACAAAACCAGCTGAATTGGCATTGATATAGTATTGGTACCATATTGCCTTTCCAATTTTGTTTTAATTTAGCTTGGTATATAACTCCACAAATATCTGCAGGGTAATTCATATGTTTTGTTCTATTTAAAACTACATGAGCTACTGCTACTTTACCAGCCAATGGTTGATTACCAGCTTCGAAGTAAATGTTTTGAGCCATACAATAAATATCATTGTTTGCATCACTTGCTTTTAATTGACCTGGCAATAATAATATAAACATTAGTAAAGAACCAAATGCCATTCCATATAGAAATGCTTTAAACGGGTGTGTATCTTTATTCATTAATAATACCTTCTACCCAATTTTCTGCTGTATTTTCAGCATATCTTTCTGAATGATTGTGGACTTTTCTTGTTGCATGAAAATCAGTGCCTTCAATTAAATCAACTTCAAACCCAAGTTTTGTTTTAAATACTTTTGCCACTCTATTACCTTTTTGATATTGGTGGTATACTTCTCTTTCTGTCATATAAACTCCTATATGTTATTTTTAAACACGAATTCGATAGCTCGTGCAGCTTCTTTTTCTAAATCTCTTTTATTGTACCAACCACCTGTATCAGTATCTAAATCTCTGCAGATATATTCGATTTCTTTTGGTGTAATTGGATATCCTTTACTATGAGCATTGCCAGCTGTTGTTAACATGATTTGATACATTTTTGCATACCAGCCAGTTCCATTGATTACTTTATATTCATCAACTTGTTTCTTATTAACGAAAGGACAATCACGATATGACGTCCATGTATAATTTGTATTATTTAATTCGTTTCTTTTTCTTTCAAGTAAAGCTTTTTGTATTGCTTCAGGAAATCTATCGAACATTGTTTGATTAGGTTTAACGTATGGATATTGTTCCATAAGTTTATGTGGGTCCATAATATCTCCATCATGAGAGAATATGAAATTAAAACTGTTTTTATATTTAGCAGGAACATAATACATTCTGCTTAGGTCTTTGGTTTGAGCATCAGCAATATCGCCAATCTCTTTATTTAAAGCATACCAAAAATGCTTAATGTCTTCTTTGTTAACGACATCAGTTAATGGAAAGACGAGTCTAAACTTTGGTGACTCAACTGTAGATGATGCTGTTGAATAACATACATAACGATACTTATCATACTTTGATTCAATATCTTTCATATCACCGTTATAATCATCAATATCAAGAATACCAAAGCCAGCCCAACCAACAACATTATCATTTGCACGTGTAGTACCTGCTTGATATATTGCTGGACTTAAAAGCGGAGCGTCTTTCTTTGTAGGATATTTAGTCGACTCAGAAAGCTTATAGAGAATAGCCTCGAACTCGTCGAAACTATTATAATCCATACGCTTATCTGTTTTGTTATCGTATATACTATCGAATATTGTTAAACTTACCATGATTGTTTTTGTGGCTTGGTCCCTCCCAATCTGCTGGTTTAATTAAGTCTGGTAATCCTAATGGATTAGGTCTTTCTGGTTTTATACCTACTTCTTTTGCTAAGTTAGCTTTAAGTACTTCATCCCATGCTTTATTAGCATCAACGCCAAATGCATCAAGGGTACCTATTGCTACTACACATAAGTCAATAAGACCATCTACTATTTCTTCAGCATCCATGTTTACCATTGCTGCTTCTGTTTCATCAAGCTCTTCATGTAGAAAGTTAATTCTAAAATCAAGATAAGCTCTTAGTCTATCTTTATCGTTTCTGTTATCATGAATCCACTTATGAACTCCATATTTGAATTGCATATCACGGATATCTTTTACCCAGTCTTTCATTAAATACCTACTATTTTATTTGATGCTACTTGTATTCCACTATCCATTTCTCTTACCTGGTCAACGATTTGGTCAACTGGGTCAACGATGAATAGCACAAATTTGTTATCAATAGTAATACCATCTTTAGCTTTTGTATAAGCCATGAACGGCATAAATCCAATCTTACCTTCTCCAGCTGGAATAAGTGAATATCCATCTGTGATTGTAATTGAATCTTCATTCTCTACTACTTTACCGATAACTTCCTCTCCTGAGGATAGTCTTACTAATTTCATATTTTTCTCCATATTAGTCTATTATACCACATTTTTACGTAAATGTAAACGTTTTTATCCAAAAAAATCCTCAAGGTTTGCTACTTCTTTCGAAGACCAGCCTACTGCTTCCAAGACTGGTTCAATAGGGTCAAGGAATGTTTTTTGAAATTGGGTCTCATGGTCTATGTATTTAGTTAAGCCAAACTCCTCTGGGAGGTAGGATGGAAACGCAATGACATTTTCATGAATTGAATTTGGTTGACGAAGATATAAGAACTTAATCTTTTCGCCATTGTT